GAGACAGCTACCTATAATGCATAGGAGGTTGAAATGAAACTTACTTTAGATATAGAAAATACAGTAACTCGTTTACCTTCAGGAAAAATTATGCTTGATCCGTTTACTCCTGAAAATAAATTGGTTCTTGTATGTACAAAAACAGACTTAGGAGAGGAATCTTCATTTTGGTTTAACCACAAGACACACACAACAGAAGGAGCTAAAGATAAACTACAATCACAATTGGATAAAGCTACTGTAATCATTTGTCATAATGCTCAACATGAACTTATTTGGTTATGGGATTGTGGTTTTAAATATGATGGGGCTGTGTTCGATACAATGCTCGTAGAATATTTGTTTCAACGTGCACAGAAACAACCTCTGTCTTTACAGGCTATAGCAGAAAGGTACTGTCTTGATAATCAGAAGATGGACTTGATGAAAGAACAACTTAAAGCAGGTGTATCTGTTGATGAAATAGATGGCGATGATTTAGAGGAGTACTGTTTAGCTGATGTCAAAGCTACACAGGAATTGTCTCAGGTCTTAGTTAAGAAACTATATACAACAGAGTATACTTCTCTTAATCCTATAGTTAGTTTAACTAATGAATTATGTAAGCTTCTTGCAAAAATATATTCAAGGGGTTTTTCTATAGATAAACAAGCCTTAGCAGATGTGAAGTTGGAATTTAAAAAGGAACATTCAGAGATACTGAGTAGCTTAAACAGTCAAGTAATTACATTAATGGGGGATACTCCTATAAACCTATCTTCACCAGAACAATTGAGTACGCTTATATATAGTAGAAAACCTATAGATAAAAAGGATTGGTCAACAAACTTTCCAAAGTATATGAAGAAAAAAGAATTTGACGAACAGGTTAGAACTAAAAGTGAAATTATATATAAGACAAAAGCAATACAATGTTCTGATTGTTTTGGTAGGGGGTTTAACACCGCAAGGAAAAAGGACGGTACGTTAGGAAAAGCCAAGAGACTTTGTAAGGTATGTAATGCTAAAGGTATTCTATATTTGCCACAACAACGTATTGCAGGTTTAAAGTTTTCCGCTCCTGCAGCCAGTTGGGTATCAAATCATGGCTTCAGTACGAGTAAAACAAGTATTGAGATGTTGGAAATGGTATCTAAACGTAAGAATATGGCACAAGCACAAGACTTTTTATATAAGGTGAGGAGGTTATCTGCATTAGATACATACCTATCTTCTTTTGTTGATGGTATAGAAACCTATATGAAAAATGACGGTAAGTTACATGTACGGTTAGTGCAGCACAGGACTTCTACGGGAAGATTGGCTTCAGACTCACCTAATTTACAAAACATGCCTAGAGGAACTACGTTTCCTATAAAGAGAGTATTTAAATCGCGTTGGAAGGAAGGTAAAATAATAGAGGCAGACTTTGCTCAACTTGAGTTTAGGACTGCAGCATTTTTAGGAGGAGATGATTTAGCTAAGGAAGAAATTAATACTGGTTTTGATGTACATAGTTACACTGCAAAGGTTATATCCGATGCAGGGCAAAAGACTTCAAGACAAGAAGCTAAAGAGCACACCTTCGCCCCTTTGTTTGGTGCGACAGGCTATGGTAGAACGACAGCAGAGGAAGCATACTACAAACAGTTTGTACAGAAGTATGAAGGGATAGGGTCGTGGCATAAGAAATTGGCTAATGAGGTAATGGCTACGGGCATGGTTACTACACCTACAGGAAGGCAATTCGCTTTTCCTAATGCTCAACGTAGAAGTAATGGTGGTATCACTTTCTTTACGGCAGTCAAGAATTACCCTGTCCAATCCGTATCTACAGACATTGTACAACTCACATTGCTATTGGTTGAAGAGCAATTACAAAAGAAGCTTCTTAAAAGTATAATTGTAAATAGTGTACATGATAGTGTAGTTATAGACACACACCCAGATGAGGAAGTTTATGTACAACAATGTATCAAACAAGTTGAACATCGGTTACGAAACATGTTAAATGTCAAGTTTCAGATGAATTTTGACATACCCTTAATCATGGACTGCAAAGTAGGAAATAATTGGATGGAAGTTGCATAACTTGCTTGACAAAAATAAATATTAGTGTATAATGGGGAACTTATTTAACAGAGAAAGGATTATAATATGGAAACACAGGTAGCTACAATTAGTACAGATAACTATGAGGTTATGGCAAATGTTATGGGTATGGGGAAACCGTCAGCATCAGAGAGTTCGCTTAGTATTCCTCGAATGAAGATTAGCCATCAGCCTATTATGGATATGGTAGAAACCAAGGGTAAGAAGAGGCAGATGGAGGTAGTTCCGGGTGGCACATTCGCCATAACCGGTAATGATGGTGACGTTAGTTATTGTGAGAGTGTTAAGTTTAGGCCGTTTCTTCAAAGGTTTCGCTATACACGTTGGGTTCCTTACACTACTCCAGATCAATATGGAAAGAAGGGTAAGTTTATTCGTTCTGTACTTGTAACACAAGATAACTTTAATAACTCTGATCATATGGATGATGATGGTGGCTTCAATTGTGGTCGTCCTTCAGGTTACATTAAGGATTGGAAAGCATTGCCTGAGTCTACTCGCCGTTTGATATCTTCTGTAAAACGAGTGCGTACCCTGTTTGGTATCGTATCTTCAGATGAAGCCATGAATGAAAAAGGAGAAACTTTAGATACTCCTATGGAAGCTCCTGTCATTTGGGAGGTCGGCAATAAGGATGCCTTCAAGGTCATGGGAGAGGCTATTGGAAGGTACTTTTCAGCAAAGCGTTTATTGCCTGATCATGTAATGGACATCACCACAAAAGGAGCACCTATGGCTAACGGTAATATGTTGTATAGTCCTATTCCTGTAGTTGATCTGTCAACTAAGATTGAGATTAGTGAAACCGATCAAGAAACATTTGGTAATTTTGTATCTTGGGTTGATGGTCAAAACGATTATGTTACAAATAAGTATAAGGAAAAAAATAGTGGAGGGTCTTTTTCTCAAGACGACAGTAGCCTTATAGAGGAGTTTGTCACCGTAGTAGAGGACGTTTAGATGGAACATCCTGTTGAACTACTCGTCCATAACTACTTTACAAAAGTTCTTGATGGTTCTGCAAGTATGGCTGCAGATACAAAAAAGAAAGTAGTGCAACATGTAGAGCAAGCATTGGACAAACAGTTTGGCGATAAAAACAACAGGAAGTTTCGTTTACGTGCAAGTAACATCGGGAGGGCTACTTGCCAACTTTGGTTTATGAAAAATAAACCTGAGAAGGCAGTACCTCCCGGTACTAACTTTTTGTTGAGAATGTTGATAGGAGATATAACTGAAGCTGTATTCAAGGGTGTGTTAACGGAAGCAGGAGTTAATTACGGCGAACCAGAAAAGGTTCAAGTAGAAGTAGCGGGAGAAACAATTAGTGGAGAGTATGACCTTATTGTAGACGGTAGGGTTGACGATATAAAATCTGCTAGTCCTTGGAGTTATAGAAACAAATGGATAGGAGGAGAAAATATAGCAAAGCATGATAGCTTTGGTTACGTAGGACAACTTGCTATTTATGCTAAAGGTAAGGGAGTAGAAGCCGGAGGATGGTGGGTCATTAACCATTCATCAGGAGAATTTAAGTATGTAAAATACGCCAATGATGTAGATACAGTACTTAAATCTTTAGAAAAAACTGTCAACACATTAAAGGAAAATAAGTTTACTCGTTGTTATGAGCCGGTTAAAGAGACATACAGAAAAGTTCCTAGTGGAAGATATATGTTAGGTACTGAATGTAAGTTTTGTGATTTTCGATTTGCTTGTTGGGGAGATGCGTTATCTGAACAAGAGTCAAAGGTAAGTAAAGCAAAAGAAAAGCCTATTGTGCAATACATAGATAGAGGAGTAGTATTATGATAAAAATAGATATTACAGATTCAATGAGAAAGACTGCACATACAAAATCAAAAGAGATGGGGGTATTATACAAGAGTATTACTCGTGGAAAGGGAAATGTCTTTGGCTTTTTAGGAGAAGAGATTGTTAGGAAGGTGTTAGGAGGAGAGGACCATAACACACGGGATTATGATCTATTAGTAAACAATAAAAAGATTGATGTTAAGACAAAGAAAACTTCTGTAACACCAAAATCAAACTATGAATGTAGCGTAGCGGATGTAACAAGAAAACAAGATTGTGATTACTTTGCATTTGTGCGTGTGTTGAATGATCAGTCTGTAGGATGGTTTCTTGGTCTAAAAGAACGAGACGAATATTATAATGAAGCTGTCTACCTTACAAAAGGGGAGCACGATCCAAGCAACAATTACTTTGTGAAAGCAAATTGCTACAATCTTCCAATTTCATCTCTTGACCAAACTGTAGATGGGATTACGGACGATAGTAAATTAGTATGGGTGGAGTAAGGCACCTTGCATGGTTCAAAGATCAAAGTATAATAAAAAAGGATTTGTAAAAGCTAGGAAGAATGGGTTTCGTTCTGGTTTAGAAGAAAAAGTAGCAAAGCAAATACAAAAAGCCAATCATAAACTACGCTATGAGGTAGTAAAGATTAAGTGGATTGACTTTGCTATTCGTTCTTATACACCGGACTTTGTTCTTGATAATGGTATTATAATAGAAGTAAAAGGATTTTGGTCTGTAGAGGACAGAAAGAAACATGCAAAAGTTAAACAACAACATACAGACTTAGACATCAGAATGGTGTTTGAAAATAGTAAACGTAAGATAAGAAAGGGTTCTAAAACTTCTTATGGTATGTGGTGTGATAAAAATGACATACTGTATTATGATAGAATAATACCCCTTTCTTGGATGAAAGAAGAATTGCTTTTTATGCCACCAACGGTTGTAGTTATTAACGAGAGTAAGTTACAAGGAGTACCATATGGGCATAACATTTAACCAAATAAAAGTAAATGATTTTGTAATTGTGTTAAAGCCTGTTATGAGAAAGTTAGATACAGGTAAAGAAGCTATATGGACAGGGGAGGTATCAGTTAAGCTACTCACAGATTTAGCAAAACATACACTCAATGATTATGAGTTTGAAAACATGTCTAGGATATCAAACTTAATGGCTGCATCTATACCGGCAATGCACGACAATAAAATTGTACGCCATATTATAGATTATTATTTGGATAATAGTGCTATTGATTTAGAGCATATTGATATAGAAGAAGTAGAAGAAGAAGTAACTGATAGTAACATTATAAAGCTAACCTTTAACAGTGAAACAGAAGGAAATGCATAATGCCAAATGATACCTTTATTAAAAACATGGAAAAAGAATTAAAATCTACTGCTATAATAGAAGCAATGGAAGATGAAATCTATGAAAGGAAATGTTTAGCGGGTTTGATAACAGAATCAACATCCTATCAAATGGATGCCGTTTCTCGCTTCATCGATGATGAATGTCATATGGACTTAACACAAAATGTTTCTGTATCCAGCCTCTATGAACACTATGTTAGCTGGTGTAAATCACAGGATATACATCCACGAACTAAAATACAGTTTGGCAAATATCTAACTTCTAAAGGTTATGTGCAAGTTCGTGATAGTGTGGGTCGGTACTGGCAAGGACTAGCCACCAATTTACCCACTGGTAAAAAAGATATGGTGAATAGCCCCTCACATTATAATAAGCACGGGATAGAATGTATACAAGCTATTAGGGCTACACTAACAGATGAAGAATTTCGTGGCTATTGTAAGGGAAATGTGTTAAAGTATACTTGGAGAGAAGCTTATAAAAACAAAGATGAGGATTTACAAAAAGCACAATGGTATTTAAATAGACTATTAAGTGAACTAGGTAGCGGTCCATGAAAGCTAGAGCTAGTATATTTTTAGAAATTGACCCTGAAGAATTTTTCATGCCCGTTGATGGTAATCCTACAGATGAACTTACTGACATGCTATATGAACTATTAGAAAATCTAGATGGAACTAGTATTTTAAACCTAAAAGTTAAGTGCACTGGAGTACCAAAATATGAAACACATGAATGATTATCAAAGGTTTATTGCTCTTTCAAGATATGCACGTTGGATTGAAGAAGAAAATAGAAGAGAGACATGGGAAGAAACTGCATCAAGACTAATAGAATATTTTTCTTACCATGTAGCTACAAACTTAGAAGTTAAACTCGATGAAGATATATGGAAAAAGCTAAAACAAAATATTATTTCTTTAAACATTATGCCCAGTATGCGTTCTATGATGACCGCTGGCCCTGCTTTGTCACGAGAAAACATAGCGGGGTATAACTGTTCTTATATACCTATAGACAACCCCAAAGCATTTGATGAGGTGTTGTACATATTAATGAATGGTACAGGTGTAGGTTTTTCTGTGGAGAGGCAGTACATAAATAGTTTACCTACTGTGCCAGACAGGGAGTTTGAATACACTGAAGATGTAATTTGTGTAGCTGATTCAAAAGAGGGCTGGGCAAGAGCCTTTCGAGATTTGATTTCTTATCTATACACATGTCGAGTTCCTAAGATAAATGTAAATAAGGTACGTGCAGCAGGAGCAAGGTTAAAAACATTTGGTGGCAGAGCTTCAGGACCACAGCCACTAGTTGATCTTTTTGATTTCACAATTACAAAATTTAAGGAAGCACGAGGAAGAAAACTAAACTCATTAGAATGTCACGATCTTGTATGTAAGACAGGAGAGGTTGTAGTTGTAGGTGGAGTACGTCGATCCGCTCTTATATCTTTATCTAATCTATCAGACTATCGTATGAGAGAAGCTAAGACTGGGCAATGGTGGGAAACAAACCCTGAAAGAGCATTAGCTAACAACTCTGCTGTGTATACTGATGTACCAGATACAGGTACATTTATGAATGAATGGTTATCCTTATACCAAAGTAAGTCGGGTGAACGTGGTGTATTTAACAGGCAATCTGCTCAGAAAAAGGCAGCACAAAACAAAAGGAGAGAATCTGATATAGCCTTTGGTACTAACCCTTGTTCCGAGATTATACTGCGCCCTAACCAATTCTGTAATCTTACAGAAGTTGTATGTAGAAGTAGCGACACAAAAGTAACACTTAAAAACAAAATAGAGATGGCTACTATTTTAGGAACCATACAGGCTACCTTTACAAACTTTGGGTATCTACGTAAGCGTTGGCAGAACAACACAGAGGAAGAACGATTGCTAGGTGTATCCTTGACAGGTGTAATGGATTGCCCACTACTCAACGGTACTACAAGTAACTTACCTTCTACACTAGAGTATCTACGTTCTGTAGCTGTGGAAACAAATAAACAGTGGGCTTCTAAGTTAAACATACCACAATCTACAGCTATTACATGTGTTAAACCTTCTGGTACGGTTAGCCAGCTTGTACACAGCGCTCGTGGCGTACATGCACGGCACAATGAACATTACATTAGAACAGTTAGAGGAGACAATAAAGACCCACTGACACAGTT